CCAGATCCCAAGATCTGACCCCATTTCGAAGTGCCAAAGCGAGTAACATCCTCGGCTTCGCGAGTTTTAATAGCCGCATTGGCTTTAGCAGACGTCACGTCATGCACCTTTATCATGCCGTCAATAGCGGGATTAGCAGCGCCGCCAAGGTTGGCAGCGAGTATAGGATTTAGGCCAGCGGCCTTCATATCCGCCATACCGCGTTGATAGGCCGTGGAGCTCATCCGCTCCTGAAAGGCCATCTGATTTTGAGCTTGCTGGATATTGGCCGCATTGGACGCCTGAGCGCCAGACGAGCCAAACAATCCGCCAAGCAAGGACCCGCCAGCCTGTAGGCCAGCGGCAAGAAGAGCCGCAGTCGCGGGGTCCATTAGAAGTGATCGATCATACCGGGCACCCCGTACACCGGCATAGGCCGTGCGCAGCGAAGCCCGAAGTAGAAATCGAAGATGAATTGACGCTCACTAGGAACAGTGATTACCCGCGCAATAGGCGGGTTATCCTGAATGAAAGCGTCATTGAGTAGAGGAAGAGTAGTGAAGTGTTGAGCAAGGTGCCATGTATCCAATGGCAGCGGAGCCGTAGACCGCATTTCTCCGGTTATCACCGAAGGCTTATAGCGGTACTCCGCAAATCGCTCCTGATAGCCGAACGCCTGTTCGTCGGCACCAGCTCCCGCGGTGCCCTGAGCGTAGATTTCCTTATTTAGAACAGCCTGTTCACCGATCATAGAAAGAGCAGGCCAGTAGTAATCGTACTTATGTACGCGAGACCACATTTTGTTTAGTCCCTGTTGATAGTTTATATCTGCCCGCACGGACACCAACCCAATGATGATGCAGTGTTCCGTGAATGACTTAGTGAAGCCATGACCCGTGAAAGCGGCAGTGCCATAGGCTGCCAAGTTTGCCTGAGGCGTGGCGTCCACAGCCGAGGCAGAGTTTTGTGGCACCTGATGCAACGTGAGGGGGCCCTGCCCACCTCCGAGATATTCAGGCCGTTGAAGTCTCGCATCTGGAGATACCACGTTAAAGTGCGCCCGAATAATTTCGGTATAGCGAGTGCCACCACGAGCGTCCCGCTCGTAGAGTTTTTGAATTTGAAACGCCTGACGCAGCTGATTGATGGTAGCCGCGGTGGCGTTAGTCAGGTCTGCATAGATTTCCGGCAGACCTGTATTAGGGTCAGTACCCTTAATAGCAAGGGCATTACCTACCCCCTGACCAAGAGTTAGACCGTACTGATACTGCACAGTTCCGGCAGCATTGCCGGTTTCCAGAACGTACGGAGCATTGGGATATATACCAGTAGTAGCGCCGATCCCCTTCACCGGGGCATGAATGCCGAGAGGGATCGTGACGCTGTCGCCTTTCTGCGGCCAAGGCAGGGCCGACGTGAAGTAATCATGGCGCTTGCCTCGCCTAGCGAGGACATAGTTCGAAACGACATCCGGGCCATCGTCAGTTTCCACATAGAACGATGGCTGGAGGTTTTGATCCCGGAACCAAGTGTTATAGATCAGATTGTAAGCGCGCAGAGGAAGAGCAGAATGGCTAAGGCCACCAACAAAGGTTGGCAGGCCAAAGTAGTCCTGTATCGAGTTAACATTATAGCCCTCCGGCGGAGAGACCATTTGCGGAGTTGTATAATCAACGCTGTCGCTCGGATTATCCTGCTCGCCCATCATCTTCACGAAGTTTTTCCAGATGAGGCGAATAGGCACCGCAAAGAAGAACGAGTTTACGAACACGTTATCCATGAACGGCCGGAAGGGAGTAGCAAGGCGGCCGAAGGCCGCCATATTAAGATTGAAAGTGTCTCCGGGCAGCGCCTCGTCGACAAAGACAGGGATCAGCAGACCACTGTCGAAAGCAGTTTTAAGACCGTGCGAACGGTCAAACGAAGAACGGGGAATTTCAGCACGAGGCACATGAGCGAAGTCATGCGACATTACGCTTGGCATTGCCATATTATTGATCCTTCCGATCAAAGTTAAAGGGCTGTTGCACCTTCACAAGCGCAGACGCATCCGCGACATGCGCCAAGGGCAAGATGGGATGAAACTGTCCCGTGTTATCATCGTACTCGCCCACACACCAAAGAGTGTAATCGACGGGATGACGCCCGACAGTCGTGTTGACGTCATTAGATAGCTCCGAAAAGGAGCGAAGAGCCGCGCCGTCCGTCGCAGCAAAGAACGGCGGGTGATATTGCAAAGCTTTGCAGTCATAGATGGAGTAAGCACGAAGTTTCATTTTATTCCCCTAGATAGGACGTTTAAGTTGATTTAGACGCGACTGTTGAACCAGCTCGCGAGTAGCCAGCCGTGCTGGCGTTTGATCGGCTTTAGTCTTTCGCGATTGCGCCTTACGGCGCCGTTTTATTTGCTCAAGCTCAGCCTCCTTCAGTTTGAGAGTATAGAATTTAGGGACGGGCGCTTTGCGCCCGTCCACGATCAGGAAATCGGATGGAAAAGCATCCGAAGAGAACTGATCGTACCAAGACGAGCCGATACCCGGCCGTCTGGATTGAGTAGCAAACTCAGGTTGCACCTTCACGAGTTTGCCAGTTAGCGGGTGGACCCGCATGTAATAATCGGTCGACAGATCATCGCCAATTTTAGCGAGATCACCGCCGATTTTTTTCATTATGTAGCGTGCGGTATATGCGGCAGTTTTATAGGTAAGAGCGCCGACAGTAGAATGTCCATAAGGCCATAGAGTGCTAAGATTAGCAGAAGTGTAGAGTTTGTAGTTATTTTTAGTAGAGAAGAGTTTTTGATCAGAGAACGAGTGATTGAAGAGAAGAGCGTGATAGTGAGGACGTTGATTTTCGTCGCCATATTCACCGCAGGCGAAGCTGCGGATTTTTTTGCCGCTTAAAGATTTACGCAGCCTTTTCATAAAGAGCTGCCAAACCCGCACGTTTACAGAGTAGTCCGCGGGAAGATGCTCATCCGCGTACGTTAGAGTTATGAAGCAATTTTGAGAATGCATCTCAGCTTCATGCATGCACCGCGTGGCCCAGTCTTTGGATCTACCGATCCTACAGCCGATACATTTGCCACACGGTACAGACAAGGAAGAACCCTCGACAAGACGACGTATCGGATTGAACGTGATCCCGTAGCCCCCGGTCGCCGACCGTTCGGTCGACCGGTAGGCCTTGACGGGATGGAAGCATGTCACAGGCTGTCCCAGTAATCAGACAGCTCAGCATGCAGACCATCAATCGCAATCCAGCCCAAGTCATAGATCCACATTTCGTAATGGTACAATGCAATAGGCCAGATCAGCAGATCGATCATAGCCGAATGCCACCCCGCATAGGCATACCAAGCGGAGGAGCATTCTTACGATGGACCCTCATTGCATGTTTAGTGAAGTGATGCTGGGAGCTCTTAGCCCCCATTTTATGACGTTTCATAGGGGTTTTCCGTAGTTAGAGTTTAGACACCAAGGATGGTGTCAGTTAGACCATATGATATCAAGTACACATATGGTCAAAAAGAAGCCCGGCTGGGGAAAACCGCCGGGCTTTGAGTTGGCTGCTCGAAGATCGCTCGGCACGCCAAGGAAGGGCTTACGAGCCCCATAGAGGGGCTCCAGACATGAGCCTAGGGCTTAGGCACCACCGGTTCAACCGGTGCTGCAGGAGGCTCAGGAGCCTCAGGAACGATCCGCTTAGCCAGGCCGAGCTTGATCATTTCGTCCTGGTTGGCCGGATCGGCACAGAAGATGAGGAATTTTTCAGGATCGTTCTCGAACCTCGAACGGATCCCCGAAGGCAGAGAGGCGAAGGCAGCTTCGCCACGGATGACGGTATTCAGAGCCTCCTGATAGTCCGTAGGCTCAGGCAGATCGCGATACGCACCCTGAGCGGCATTCGCCGACATGTGCGCAATCTGACCCGTCATCTGATAGTTTTTTAGAATGTTTTTAATGTCGCACTCCGCGACAAATGACTGTTTTGTCATTGACGGGGGACGATAGACCTCCCCCGTTTTGTGATTGACCAGCTCGCCGGTGTAGTCGGACGAGCGATCGTGCGGCTGATACCAGCCGACATAGTTAGGCAGCTTGTGCTTAGTCATCAACGCCCCCTCGAGTTGTACCAAGTTTCCGGCCCATGCACCTTCGGTGACATCCCGGGCCGGTCGTATTCAGAAGGCGATGGGACAGGATGCTGACCGCTGCGGTTCAAATCGACCGCAGCTCCCACGCCAGTGTTAAGGATACGAAGGCCAGATCCCAAGATCTGACCCCATTTCGAAGTGCCAAAGCGAGTAACATCCTCGGCTTCGCGAGTTTTAATAGCCGCATTGGCTTTAGCAGACGTCACGTCATGCACCTTTATCATGCCGTCAATAGCGG